TCAGCTGTAGCATCTACAATAGTAAGTGTAGTTTCATGTGCATCAGCTGTAGCACCTTCAAATACAACAGCATTGTTAGCACTCATAGTTACTGAGTCTACAGTACTAAGTGTACCACTAACAGAAATATTAGTAGCAGAAAGTGTTCCTGTACTTGGATTGTATTTTAAATCACCATCAGATTCTAAGCCTAAGTTACCACCATCTAAGTCTCCACCGGCTGTAAAGACAATTGCGTTGTTTTCGTTTGTGCTTTCGTTATCTGTAATAGTAACTGTTGTAGCTATTGCTGCTGTACCAGTTGTATCTTGGTTAAGTGTTCCGATTGTAAAGTCTAAAGTATTGTCTGCATCTTGATAAGCTACTGTAATTCCTGATTCAGTATTACTTGTAACCATAGCTCCAACAGTATCTGATATAGTTTCTGCTAGAGTTATACCACCAATAGTAATTGCATCGGCTTCTAGTGTACCATCAATGTCTGCATTACCTGATATGTCTAAGGTAGCTGCATCTAATTCACCAGAGATAGTAATATTTCTACCACCAGTAATGTCTATGTTTGCATCTGTAACGATTGCTTTACTTGCTATAACAGTTCCGTTTGTTATACCGTCTATTAAATTTATGTCTGCTGCACTAGCTGTAACTGTTGTACCATTTAAAGATAGTGCATCTGTTTCAAGTGTACCATCTATATCTACGTTTCCTGATATATCTAAACTAGCTGCTGTTAATACGCCTGCAACTGCAAGAGTTGTAGCCATATCTACAGCACCATCAATGTCAACAACATCAAGGTTTGTAGTTCCGTCTACGTCTAAGTCACCGTTGAAGTCTACATTTCCAGCTACTGCTAAAGTTGTAGCCATATCAACAGCTCCGTCAATATCTACTACGTCTAAGTTAGTAGTACCATCAACATCTAAATCACCATTAAAGTCTACGTTACCTGTAACTAGTAAAGTAGTTGCCATGTTTACAGCACCATCTATGTCTACTACGTCAAGGTTGGTTACACCATCAACATCAATGTCTCCAGAGATATCTAAACTTGTACCAGTTAGCACGCCTGTAACACCTAAAGTTCCTGCAATTGTAGCGTTTACGTCTACATCTAAAGTATCAATATGTGCAGTTCCGTCTATATATAAGTCTCTCCACTCTTGTGAAGAACTACCAAGGTCATATGTACCATCATCATCAGGAATAATGTTAGAGTCTACATCAGCACCAAAGACAACATTGTCAGCTGCCGAGTCACCTAAAGTAAGTGTACCACCATTAAAAGTAGTTGTTCCTGTAACTGTTAAGTTTCCACCTATACCTAAGTTACCAGAGATATCTGCGTTACCATTCATGTCTATTGTAGTTGCAGCTATTTGTATTTCTGTATCAGCTACTATGTCTAACTGTCCGTCAGCACTAGAGTTAATGTATAATCCTGTATCTCTAAATTGTATTTTTTCTGTTGTAGCAATTAATAAGTCATCTGAAAATAAAAAATAATCTTCGTCTTCCATCCAAGTTAAAACACCATCGTTTGTTGTAGCGTTAAATGTTATAGCAACGTCTGTATTGGCGTTTGTACCAAATACTAAAGCGTTACTAAATAAATTAGAAATTGGTCCACCATCACCTGATGTAGAGCCATCATGGGTATGCCCTGAACTTGCGTTGAATGCGTTTACTAATTGGTTAAATTCGTTATTAAATAATGATGCTGTGATTGTATCACCATCTGCAAACGAACTCTGTCTTGTATATGTAGCCATTTATATATATATCTCCTATTGTCTTCCTGATGGTCTATAGTTTATGTATAGTCCGTTAATTGAGTATGGTGCTAGTTGGTCGTCACTAAACACTTTGAAAAAATTACTGTGCCCACTACCTGTTAAATTTTGCTGTACTAAAGGCTGTTCTGTTGCTCCAAACTTTTGAGTTGCAAAAGTTGCTGTGCCAAAAATAGCAGGTTTTGGTATTGCACTTAAAACTATGTCAGCAGGCTGTGGACTGTCTAAACTGTCATAATCAAACCTAACCCTAAGTGATGGTTGACAGTCTCCTTCTGGAGTGAAAGCAATCTTAGCATAGTCTAAAGTTTTTCTAGTTCCTAAGTCTCCATAATCATAATCAGGAGATTGATATTCTGCTTCAATGTTTGAGCCATTAAAACTATTACCTGTATTATGATTATATATTTTACCATCTCTATCACCATGGAAAAATTTCTCTACTCCTGAACTATTAAATCCTGATGTAATAGCAGGTGCTTGTATTCCTAATGTTTCAGACCACTCAAATCCGTTAGCTCTTAGTGTTCCTATAACACCTTTTGAAGTAAACTGACTGTTTGATATAGTGCTATAAAACATTCTATATTGTGATTTATTTCTTAGTACAACACTACTAAACTGTAATGTACTAGCAGCTTTAGCAATGTTATTTATTATTGGCTGTATAGCTTGGCTGATAGTTCCTAACTCAACGTCACCAATTCTAGCTGTACCAGCAACTGTTCTAAATCCATCCGGTGCTAAAAATATTAAATCACCAGCAATCTCTTGTATTGTTTGACCATCTAAACAACCTACGTTTTTAGTAACAGGTACAACAGCAACAGTGCTAGAGTTGTTTATATTTTGTAGTTTAAATATTGAGTTCTGACAAAATATAAATAGTTCATTACGGAAACTTTTTAAACCTACTACTTTATCTTCTAAAGTTATACTGCCTGAACCTGTACTACTAAAGCTATCTATATCATTAGTACCACTATAATAAATTGTATTGGGTGTAGTAGGGTCTCCTGCTACTACTAAATGCTGGTCATGTATTGTACAAAACTTAGCTTTAGTAGAACCACTAATAGTAATAGAACTTGCAAAGAAAGTTCTAGCAGTTACATCTGCACTTGTTCCAGTCATTTTAAATAAAAACGGTTTATTATTACCACTCTTATCTGTTATAACTACTTCACCAAAATCAGATGCACCTTCAAAAACAGCAAACTCACATTGGTCTACGCCTGTTAAAGATAGTTCTCCTCTACCACTAAAGGTAGAAAAGTTATCTCCACCTGACGCAACACTTTCTTTATTTAACTGTAACCAAGTGCTTTCTCCATCTTGACTAAAAAATACATCGTTACCTGCTACAGCTATTACACCATCTGCATATACTAATAAACCTTCTATGTCTTCTGAAGAGTTAGGTAACGTATCTCCAAACAAACTAAATCCATTTATTCTTCTGTAAGTACCTTCATCAGATACTTCAAAGTTTCTTAACTTAGTAGCTACTCCCGGTGTTTTCAATAACGCTGAAGAGTTAGTAGACTTAACAAGTCCACCTACTAAAGCTACTGAAAATGGTTGGGATGCTGCCATTTAGAAATAAGTCCTATCGTCTGTCATATATGTAGGCTGTGGATTAATTAAATTAGATTTCATAATTCTCATATTTTTTTTGTATTCATCAAGTGCAAAAGCTGCTTGTTGAATATTTTCTTTAAATTGGTGCACGTAATATCTTGTTCGTGCTGTTATAACATTGCTATATTGTTCTGGCATAACAATAGTATCATCGTAAGCTGATAAAGATACTGGTTTTGCAAAAGCATAAAAATGTACGTTATAAACTTTATCAGGGATTGGGCTTAACCCAAATTTTCTATGGTCTGGACTTTTAATAACATAAGCAGGTTCTCCATGAGAAGCATCTGAACCTTCTGCATCATCAGAGTTTTCACTATCTCTATAATATCTTTTCCAATCTGCAAGTGTTAAAAATTTTAAACCTTTAGAAACAAAAGGAGTAGTTTCTCCACTTACATTTATTGTTGTTAAATAAAAATCATCCCAATCTACTGATGAGTAATCAGTTGTTATACTAGAGCTACCTGATTTAAGAGTATACCATCTAGTTCCTGCCACCGATGCGACAGTTACATTACCATAGAAAGGGTCTGTTCCTCCACTAGCTCCTGCTGAGAAAAAGGGTAGCTGTGGTTCTGCGTTAGCTATATCAAATATAGATTTATTAAGTGAATCTTTTACAAATGCTTGTATTCCTGTAGCAGTACTAAAAGTTACAGAAGTCATAACAACTTCGTTTAATTCTCTTAATACTTCATTTGTTAAATCTAAATATGTTGTTGCCATTATTTTTTACCTTTAGCTTTTATTGTTGCTTTTTTATTTAAATCTTTTAAATGAAATAATTTTACACTTGTTTTAGTGTGTGTTTTATTTGTATGTAAAGTACCGTCAGCCATTTTATGTGAACTGCCTTTATATTCAGCTCCGTCTTTTTTATAATGTTTTACGCCTTTCATATTTTCCTTTAAATTAGGTGGAGGAATCCTTAAACTCCTCCGATTTGGTATCAGTTAATACCTTAGACTATATTACTAACCCGCTTGAGTTGTTGTAATTCCGTCTTGAACTTTACACTGTCCAGTTAGATACCAGTTAGTACCATCAGACCATACATGGACAAAATCTCCATGAACAGCTTTACTAGCTACTAATGAAATAGTATCTGCATCTGTAACTGTAGCTACAGTACCTGCTGCATCTTCCGGAGAAGAC